GAATTAGAGAAGGTTATGAATTAGTTCGTGCTGAAGAAGTCGAAAATGCATCTGATTATCCTGTACTTGATGAAGGTAAATACAAGGGAGTGATTGGGGTCGGTGGCCTTTTACTTGCAAAGGTACCAGAAGAGATTGCGAAGCAGAGACAAGAGTATATGACTAACCGTCATAAACAAAAAAACGAAGCCGTTGAAAACGATCTTATGAAGGAGCAAGACCAGAGGATGCCTATCAATGTTGAAAGGCAGTCTCGTGTAACCTTCGGTGGTACAAAGAAATAATTTTTTAACTATTTCTTAACTATCGAATTAATATAAACAACTATTGGAATAGGAGAAAACACAATGGCTAATAGAAACACACAAGGTTTCGGTTTAATTCCTGCAGGCAGAATGGGTGGAACACCATCTATTCAAGGTCAAGGCAAGTATTTTATCGATGCCGGTCATAGCACGACTATTTACAATGGCGAAGCAGTCAAAATCTCTAGTGGTTATGTAGTAGGCGGACAAGGCTCTGCTGCAGATATCGTAGGTGTTTTGAATGGAATTTTCTACAATGACGCTTCAACTTTGAAGCCGACTTTTGCAAATTTCTACAAAGCAACTATCACACCAGCTAACAGTGAAGACACAGTAGCTTTTGTAATGGACGACCCATTCCAGCAATACGTAGTTAGTTCAGACGATGCAAGAACTCAAGCACAGTTCCTAGCGACATACGACATGAATACATCAGCAGGTAGCGATACTACTGGTAAATCTTCAGCGACGTTAGACACTAGTGTAACTGATGCAAACGGTAAGCAGTTCAGACTGATTAGATCAGCAGAAGATCCTGAAAATGAGGATATTACTGCAGCGTTCTTTTCAGGAATTGTTGTATCAAACCTTAACTCGTATAATGGTCACAACTAATAGGAGCATATAGACATGGCAATATCACGATCACAGCTAGTCAAAGAACTAGAACCTGGCCTAAATGCACTATTTGGGCTGGAATACAAAAGGTATGAAAATCAGCATGCTGAGATTTATACAAATGAAAACAGTGACAGAGCTTTCGAAGAGGAAGTAATGTTATCTGGTTTCGCAAACGCACAAGTGAAAGGTGAAGGTGCAGGCGTATCTTTTGATGAAGCACAAGAAACTTTCACAGCTCGTTACACTCACGAGACCGTAGCTTTAGCATTTGCTATCACAGAAGAAGCTATCGAAGATAATCTCTACGATAGACTTGCTGCTAGATATACAAAAGCTTTAGCAAGATCTATGAGCAATGCAAAACAAGTAAAATCAGTTGAGCCTTTAATCAACGGTTTACCATCAACAGCCACTTTTAAAGGTGGTGATGGTGTTGCTTTATTTAGCACAGCTCACCCTACAGTAGCAGGTACTTTTAAAAATACCTTAACTACTCAGGCAGATCTTAATGAAACATCATTAGAGCAAGCAATGATTGACATTGCAGCTATTACTGATGAAAGAGGTCTTAGAGTTGCAGCTAGAGGAGTTAAAATGATTGTCCCATCGGAGAATCAATTTACTGCTGAGAGATTAATGAAATCTCAAGGTAGAACTGGAACAGCTGATAACGATATTAATGCAATCGTATCTATGGGTATGATTCCTCAAGGTTATAGAGTGAATAATTACCTAACAGATTCAGATTCGTTTTATATCTTAACAGACGTACCAAACGGTATGAAAATGTTCACAAGAGCTCCGTTGACAACTGCAATGGAAGGTGATTTCGACACTGGCAACGTAAGATACAAAGCTAGAGAAAGATACTCATTTGGTGTATCTGACCCTAGAGGTATCTTCGGTGTAGAAGGTGCGTAACACTTAATTTTATGGGGCGGTCACAAAACTGCCCCATTTAATTTTTAGAAAGGAAAAATGCACCCTAAAAAATTTAGAGTTAAAATTTATGCTTATCAATACCACTCTGATTTTCATATAGAGTGTTTAGAAACCCCAATAGATATAGAAAATGCCATCATTGACAGATTAGGAAAATCTGATATAAAATGGGAGTATCTTGGAGAAATGCATGATCCAAGAGTAAATAGAATAACCTATGAGGAGGTTATTAATGGAGGCGATAATGCAACAACTAGAAAACCTATACTCTCAGAAGAGAGTGTTGGATCTAAAGTGGGAGCAGGAGCATCTGAAAGAGGGTAGATATACCCTAAACATGGTTAAGATTGACAAAAAAGTTAAGGAAGTTCTTAGCCGTATAAGATCAGCTGAAGAAGAAAAAGCTCATCTTCAGAATAAGATTGATGATGCAGCCCCTCAAGTTTCTGTAGCTACTTAATAAAAAAAGCTACATCGTTGGAAAAAACACATCCACATCGTAGGCTCTCTTGCGCTTTATAAAAATCTAATATATAATTTATTTAAATAAATTGGTTATCGTAGATAACTGGCGTTAAGGAGGCGCTGATATTATGACAACACACTTTACTTCAGGAGTCACAAACGTAGCTACTGGTGGAACTGGTGAAAAATTAAAATTACCTGATCCTATTAAGTACCACGTTTACCATGAGGACTTCGACAAATACACAGCTAGTGACTGGGTTATCACTACAACTGAAGCTGGTGGCGGAGACGCAACTGAAGCTTTAGGAGATGGTGACGGCGGTTTATTAGTTGTAACAAACGATGCGGCAGACAATGACTCTGATGAGTTTCAATGGGCTGGCGGTTCAGGCGGCGTAATTGAATCTTTCAAATACGAAGCTGCAAAAGGTCTATACTTTAAAACTAGATTTAAAGTAAGTGACGCAACTCAATCTGACTTTGCAGTTGGTTTAATCATCACTGACACAGCGTTTATTGATGGTACAACTGACGGTATCTTTTTCAGAAAAGCTGATGGTTCTACTTCTATGGAATTAGTAATAGAAAAAGACAGCACAGAAACAACTGTTTCTTGCGGAACTGCAGCTGATGATACTTTTATGACTTTAGGATTTTACTATGATCCAAAAGATAGAAAGTTTCATGTATACAAAGATAATGTTAAAGTTGGAACCGGTGTGAATACAAACGCTCCAGACAATGAAGATTTGGCTGTTTCATTTGGAATTCAAAACGGTGAAGCTGCTGCGAAAGTAATGACTATGGATTACATTTCAGCAGGAAAAGAGAGAACAGCTAACACTGAACTCTAATAAATAAATTAACTCGGAGCGCTTGGTGATGCAGGCGCTCTTGAAAAGGAGGACAACACATGGCAGACACAGTATTAAATACAACTGTATTTGATGGAGCAAAAAAACTTATCACTCACTACAATGTAGTTTCTGATTCAACAGGAAACACAACTAAAATAGTTGATGTTTCTACATTAAATTCAAACAACGGTAAAACTTGCAAAACTGTAAGACTAAACAAAGTTAGTTTTAATGTTTCAGTAACCGCTCCAGTAGATGCTTTACGTATGGACTGGGATAATTCAGGGACAAACGTAGTATTTTTAACAATGAACGGTGAAATGGAATATGACTATTCTAGTTTTGGTGGTTTAAAAAATACCGAAGCTACAAACTTTACAGGTGATGTAAACATAACATTACCAGCTTGCTCTAACGGAGATTCAGCTACAGTTGTTTGTGAATGGATTAAAGTTTACGAATCGTAGGAGTTTAAATGGCTAATACTACTTCGGGAACAGCAACGTTCGATAAAACTTTTGCTATTGATGAAATAGTAGAAGAAGCTTTTGAAAGAATAGGTCAGCAAAATGTTGCTGGTTACCAATTAAAAAACGCTAGAAGAACACTAAATATATTGTTTCAAGAATGGGGCAATAGAGGTATTCACTATTGGGAAATAGATGAACTTAATTTAGATTTAATTGAAGGACAAGCAGAGTATGATTTCTTCAGATCTAGTGATGATGGTACAAGTGCAACATCTACACCAAACGGAATATATGGAATGTCCGATGTTCTCGAAGCACAGTTAAGATCCAATAGAACTCAAACAACACAATCAGATTCACCGATGACTAAAGTAGATAGATCTACTTATGCAGGTTTTTCTAACAAGTTATCTAAAGGCACACCTAATCAATATTGGGTAGAAAGATTTATTGATAAAGTTAGAGTACATATTTATCCAACACCTGATTCTTCTAATGCGTCAAAAGACATGCATTTTTATTACATAAAAAGAATACAAGATGTAGGTGATTACACAAATGCAACTGATGTACCATTTAGATTTGTGCCTTGTATGGTATCAGGATTAGCATATTATCTATCCATGAA